TGTCCCTATGTCAATCAAGGAACCACTGCCCTCTGCGGCGGAAGGCCGAGGCTGGTTATTCCTGATGTGCACCGCTCGCAAGACAGAGCGACTGGGCCTCTCAGGCGTCGGACCCTCATCACGGCCCGGCGATCGATCAACCGTCGCCCTCAGCGCGACGGAATCCAGCGGCAGGCGGCCGCCCGACGCCCGGATGGGCTACCCGGTGGACCCGGGTAACGCGGAACCACTTCGTTCCGCGTCACGGGCAGGACGACCTGATGAGTACCGACATCGACACGGGGTTGAGTCTCGCGGAAGCCGCACGGCGCGCGAAGGTTCACCCGAACACACTGCGTAACGCGATAGCCGCTAAAAACCTCAAGGCAGCGCAGCCCAACGGTAGAGGCGCAGCTCTGCGCATCTTCGAGCGCGACCTCAGCGCTTGGTTGCACAAACCCGCCGTTGTCACTGACGACGACTGGGACGACGACTTCGTAAACATTCTCAGGGCTGACACCTCCATGACGCCACACTGGGACCTCGACCTCGGCGGCCGGGGCGACGTCATCGATCTGGGGCAAACGCTTGTTGACCACGAGGGTGGTCGCCACCGGGTCAGCGCCGGGATGGCCGCTGTGTTCCGGCGGTATGACGCCGCGCGCGCGGAGGGCATGAGCGTCGCTCAGTCTCGCCAAGCCGCCGGGTACGACAACCTCCTCGACATCCTCGCGGACGGTTGGTCAGTGGGATGAAGCGCCGCGTGCTCTACGCACTCGAAACCGACACCAGAAACACGGTGCTGATCGACCCCTCGAAGGTCGTGCTCGCGAAGCCGTCCGGCAGAGGCACCTCGGTGCTCACGCTCGACGGTGGCATCAAGGTCCGGATCGACGCGACGGTCACCGAGGTCGATGACGCCCTCACCACCCCGAACGCCGAGTGGATCGGCAACGGCGACACCGGATTCACGATGGTCTGGGACATGGCGGTCGAGAACATCGCGCGGAGCCAGTCATGAGCGGCCGCGAGGCGAAGGTGTTCCCCGGCACCGGCCGATACGACGAGCGGGGCGCGGTGATGATCCGCTCGCCGAACGGCAGCGAACGGTGGTACGCGAAGGCCGTTTATACGGTCGAGGACGCCGGAGCCCTGCTCGGCTGGAAACGTTCAGCCGCCCACAAGCACGCGAAGAACGGCACGCTGCCGACGATCGACCTCAACGGCCACAGGCACGTCACGGCCGCCTCTCTCGACCGGCTGGTGAACCCCCGGGACTACACGGAGGAGCCCGTCGCTGACGAGTCCGAGGCCGAGGCGTTCGAGCCGGAGACGTACGTCGCGCCGGTCCAGCCGCCGGAGGCCGTACCGGCGGACGGCGACGACGACTTGGCCGACTTCCCGCTCCCCCCGCGCGCGACCGCCTTGGACACGCTGATGTCCTACGACCCGCCAAAGCCTCCGGCTCCGCCGAACCCGAACCCCTTGCCGACCGAGCCTTGGCTCGACGGCGAAGTCTTGCAACCCGAAGCCTTCCCGACCCCCGCCACTGCCGAGGACGAGGACGACTCGGGCGGCCGCACCTTGCCGTCCGGCGTCTGGGTCGGCAAACCCATCTACTACTGACCCTTCACGAGAACAGGAGACGGTCATGCCGTTCCCAGACCAGAACCACGTCCAGTGCACCGCACGAGCCAAGGGCAGCGGTGAACGCTGCAAGAACCCCACGCTCGTCGGGCTCCCGACGTGCCGCATCCACGGCTCAGGGACCAAGGCCGCCAAGCGGAAGTCTGCGGTCGCCAAGGTCGAGCGCCGGATGGAGGCGTTCGTCAAGCCTCTGCCGCCCGACCACCCGCTGGCGAACCCCGCTGCCGGATTGATGGGCGAATACCTGCGCACTCAGGGGCGGATCGAGTGGCTGCACAAGCAGATCAGCAAGCTGGAGGAGGAGCACCTCACGTGGGGGAAGACCAAGGAGGAACAGGTCAACGCTTCCGAGACGCCGGGCACTAACACGACGTGGGAGGGGGTGTTGCATCCGTACTTGGTCTTGGAGGAGCGCGAGCGTACCCACCTCCTGCAGATCGAGAAGCTGCTCGCGTCCAATGAGTTCCGGGCTGCCGAGTTCGCGCTCAACCACCGGATCGCCGACGAACTGCAGCGCCGGGTGTTCGACATAGTGCGCGCCGTCCACCGGGACCCCGAAGACCCCCGCGTCAAGCGTGCGCTGGCCAAGTTGTACGGCCCGCCCCGCGAGATTCAAGCCGCGAGGCGCACCTGAAACGCCGAACGGTCCCAGCACGCGGCTGGGACCGCTCGATCACCCGTCAGCCTCCACGAGAAAGAGGCTCGATCCCCAAACCAGCAACCGACGCAAGAAAGAGGCTCGATCCCAATGGTAACGCAATCTGAGAATCATTCTCAACCGGACGACGCCGCGCCCGGACCGAAGGCGTCGTGTGTGCCCGACCCGCTGTTGTCCTATCTCCGGCTCGGCCGGTCCCTCAAGCCGCTGCGCGACGACGCCGGTTGGGGCAAGGGAGGGCCGATGGAGCACGAGCGGTTCGACATTGGCATGATCCGCGAGTGGGCCGAGAAGGGCGGCAACCTCGCCGTCCGCACCGGCCGACAGTCCGGCGCGTTCGTGCTCGACGTGGACCCGCGCAACGGTGGCGACGTGTCGTTGGCGGCTCTGGTCGCCGAGCACGGCGACCTGCCCGAGACCTACGTCGTGAACTCCGGCGGCGGCGGGCTGCACTTCTACTTTCGGCTGCCCGACTTCGAGGTCCACAGCGGCACCGAGGTGCTCGGCGACGGGCTCGACATCAAGGGCGAACGGTCATACGTCGTGGCCCCCGGCTCGATCAAGGCGACCGGCGAGCGGTACACGCTCGGCCGGGAGCCGGACGCGCCGGTCCTGCCAGCTCCCGACTGGCTGGTCGAGGTGCTTCGGGCTCGCGCCGGAGCGACGACGGAGCGGGCCGGAGAGCGGGCTTCTAGGCCCTTGCAGGAGGTCGAGAAGGTCTCTGCCCCAGCACCATGCTGTGAGGCCGTGGCGGAGGCGGCTGTGGCCTCGATCGCGGCCAAGATGGACGCACTGCGGGCTCAGCCCGAGGGCAAGCGGCTCAAGGTCAACCGCCAGCCGGTCGGCTGGGACGACGGGTTCTGGCGGCTCGCCGCCCGGCTGTTCGAGATCGCCCGGTGGCCGTACGCCAGCGACTCGCTGGCCGAGGTCGAGCGGGTGTTCACCGAGCACGCGCCGGAGGCCGAGGGCACCTTCGACCCCGACCATGCGTGGACGCAGGGAGAGGCTCACGCGGGCTCGTGGCTGTTCGGCAACACCCACCGGATCGAGGAGCACGTGACGGTGCTGCGGGACGCGGACCGTGTGCCGATCAAGTCCCGGACGTTGGCGCGGACCCGTGCCGAGATGGTCGAGGTCGAGGTCGCGGTCAAGGTGGTCAAGGTCGAGCGGCCGATCGAGGAGCGGTTCCCGCTGCTCGGGGTGGAGCTGCTCGACCCGAACCGTCCGCCACGGGCGTGGCTGCTGGAAGGCGTGGTGCCCGAGGGCGATCAGGTCTCGATCGTCGCGCCCGGCGGCACGGGCAAGTCTCTGCTCGCGCTGGCGCTCTCCATCGCGGCGGTGAGCGGCCGGGGCGAGTTCCTCAGCCGGGCCGTCTCGCTCGGCGAAGGACGGAAGGTGATGTACCTCGACAAGGAGAACTCCGAGGACGACTGGCGCGAGCGGCTGCTGTCGTTCGGGCTGACGATGGAGAGCGTCGCGCCGTTCTGGGGCTCGACGTTCCTGCCGTTGTCGTTCCCGGCGATCGGCGGGCTCGACACGAAGGCCGGTGCCAGCGCGTTCTTCGAGCTGCTCGACCACTATGGGATCGGTCAGGGCGATGTGGTGGTGCTCGACTCCACCCAGCGGGTGACCGATGGTGAGGAGAACTCCAACGACACGATCCGCGCGTTCTACACCCTCACCGCCGAGGAGTTGAAGCGCCGTGGAGTAACGGTGATCCGCACCGACAACACCGGCAAGGACACGAGCCTCGGGGCTCGCGGTGCGTCCGCGAAGAGCGACGACGTGGGCTACTCGTGGCTTCTCGAACGGCGCGATTCCTCCGACGTGTTCACTCTCAAGAACACGAAGTTCCGTGGGCTGGGCTCCGGCTCAGAGGTCAAGTTCCGGGTCGTCGTCTCGGACGGCCGGACCGAGTTCCTCGCGCTGGTCGAGGACGCCACGACTCTCGTGCGGAGCACGAACGAGCGGTTCCAGATCGCGGCCACGGCGGTGCTGCACGACCGCTACGACGCGGCCGAAGCCTCGCCGGGCGTGGAGCCGTGGCTCACTCGGAACACGCTGCGGGAGGAGGTCAAGCAACGGCGGATCGACGGCGAGCCCATCTCGGTGAACAACAGCGACCTGCCGGGGCTGCTCACGAATTTGGTCGAGGGCGGCTACGTCAAGGCCGAGCAGGGGCCGAACCGCTCGATCCGCTACACGTGGGTCCGCGACTACCTCGGCGTCATTGCCGAGCGGGGCGTTCGCCGGGAGAAAGGCGAAGATCGATGAGAACAGGTGGGCTGCCAAGTGGGCTGAGCCCACTTCTGGCGAGGGGTCCCAACCCACTTCCCAGCCCACTTGATCGGGTGGGCTGTCAGGTGGGCTGCAGGTGGGCTGCTCGCTCCCAGCCCACCCAGCCCACCGACCTACTCCGAGGCGGTGGGCTGCGCGGTGGGGGTGTCTATAGAGACACCCCACCCAGCCCACCCACGGAGGTCCTGGCGAATCACACCGCAACGAGCACGTGGCTTGCTCGACGGCAGGGCTCCACACGCTCGCGGTGGAGGAGGGTGGACTCGTACGTGGCCGCGCTCCACGTGCCCCCACGGCGTGGCCTAGCTCCCTCACGGAGGTGATACAAAACCCGGTACAAACGCCGGGGCATTACCAACCGCGCTGTCAGCACGCTGCCGCCACCACAAACCGCGCGAAACCCCGTCGTGCTCGCTTTGCAGAAACCGGGCTTTCCCCGTCTAGTTGGGGTACACGCATGTTGGAATTTCTAGCGACGCCCATTCGTTGTAGAACTAGAGCCCTGATTGGGGTTGTTCTACAGAAACGCAAGAAGGTGGGCAGATGTCAGTTGTTGGACAAACGGTCGGTTACGTGAGGGTCTCATCTGTGGACCAGAACCCGGCCCGTCAGCACGAAACTCTGAACGGCGCCGATCGCCTCTTCGAGGATAGACAGAGCGGCAAGAATGCCGAACGCCCTGAGTTGCAGAGAATGATCGAGTATGTGCGCGAGGGCGACACGGTGAGGGTCGCCTCGCTCGACCGGCTCGCTCGCAACTTGGACGACCTCCGCCGGATCGTGGCGACGCTGACCGGCAAGGGCGTCCGGGTCGAGTTTGTCAAGGAGGCGCTCACTTTCACGGGCGACGACGAGCCCATGTCGCGGCTGCTCCTGTCGATGCTCGGCGCTGTGGCCGAGTTCGAGCGGTCGCTCATCCACGAGCGCCAGAGGGAGGGCATCGCCGTGGCGAAGGCCGAGGGCAAGTACCGGGGACGGAAGGCCGCGCTCACGAGCGAGCAGATCGAGTGCGCCCGTGAGCAGGCGGAGGCTGGTGTGAGCAAGGCGCGCATCGCTCGCGAGCTGGGCTGTTCACGGGCCACCCTCTACACGGCACTGTCCGGCGCGGGCACGTACGCGGCGTGAACGACGAAGAGAAGCAGGCGAGGGCTCAGGCCGAGCACGTGGCCGGGCTCAAGAGCGCGTCGATGCGGGACTCCGCTCTGAGCGCCCGGTTCGTTTTTGATGACGAGCCCAGCCCACGATCCGGGCTGGGACTCGGTGCGTCGCGGGCGCGCCCCTAGGCTGGCCGGCTGTGGCGCAGACCGACGAGGGGCAGCACCTCACGCTGACGATCTACCGCGAGGTGTTCGCGGCCAAGGTGCGCCACACGCACGAGCAGAAGTCACCCGGCGCGGCAGCTGCGCACTTCTGCTTCGCGATCAATGAGTCGAGACGCAGAGCCGAGGCGCTGCTGCATGACCTCGACGCTGAGAGGTAGCCCCAGCGGCGGCGTAAACGAGCACGGGCTCGCCGAGCAGCTCAGAGAGCCATGGCTTGAGCGACGTCCGAGAAGGCTTCACGCAGCGACTTGAGGGCGGGCTGTATCTCAGATCGCTCGGGGTAGCCGTCTGCGATGCATCGTAGCCAATCCCTGGCGTGTCGGTAGTCGGACCAAGGCATGAGGACCGAGCAATCGCCGCCGCGCCTAGAGGTGAGTTCCCGGAGGTGGACACGTACTGACTCGTGTTCGAGGCGCTCGTCGGGCATGGTGAGCTGCCAGCACGAACGATCAGTCTGGATGGTGATCGTGATGCGCGTTGGGGTGTGATCGAGCCGGATGCGGGTGCCTAGCAGTGAGCTTCTCTGGGGGGTCATGTCTGCTGCTGCTAGCTGGTCCATGAGGCTCACAGGGTCATGTTGCAGTCTCGTCGGTGCGTTCTTGGGAGGCGCGCGGAAGTGGCGAGGGTCCTCGCTCCGCCAGATGGGCTTACGGTCCGACTTCGACCAAACCCAGCTCCGACAGCATCTGGATGACCTCTTCGATCTTCCGAGTTCTGAGGGTCCAACCGAGCTCCTTGGCAAACTCCTGAACCTCTCCCGGGGAGATGGGTCGGCTCTGTTCCTTCGCGATGTAAAAGGTCTTGGAGACTGCTGAGAGCGTGTTCTGATCGAAGGATCCGGCAGTTGCTTCAATCTTGGCAACGATATCCTTGATCGACTGCGACTGGTCTGGATGCGCGTCTCTTACGCGCTGAAGGCGCTCTTCACCTTGCTCCGTGATGGTGTAGGTGTACTTGAGGAGCGGGAAACCTCTGGCGTTGATTCCTATCGTCTCGCTGTTCTCTTTAATGAGCCCGCCGATCGCAAGGGCTTCGGCATTGGCTTCCACAGCGGGAGAATAAGGCCCGTAGTAGTAGGCGCTATGGCCAAGGTCCATGCCGATCAAGAGCGATGTGAGATAGGATACCTTCTGCAGAGAGGTACGTCCGAACTCATCGTGACCAGTTACCTCCCCGATGATGGAAAGTACGACGTCGCGGGGTTTCATGTTGGGGCGTGGTGCGGTGGTACGTGGCATCTCAGACCTCCTTTCCGGCTTCACTGATGGGTCGCAGTGCTTCTGCCATACTCTTGCGGATCGCGGTTGTTTTGCGCCTGGTGAACGGCTTGCCCTCCGGTGGCTGGATGTAGGCGACAACTCGACGTCTGGCGCCGAGCGAGTCCACGTTTCCGAAGATCTCTGAGTGTTCGGTGAACTTGTCCAAAGCGATCAGATCGTCATCCGTGATCAACACGTCCTTGTCCACCACTTTGAAGGCATCGTTTGAGGTGATGGGGTTCTGGAGGCGTTCCCAGTCCAAAACCACCCACATGGGGTCTACCCCTGCCGCTTCGGCAACGATCGCCTCGGCGTCGGCCTGGTACTCCTTGAGCACACCCGCCTTGGGTTCGATTGCTTCGCCAGCCGCCATCATGTCGAAGTGAAAGTTGTCCTTCAGATCATCCACATCCAGTGTCGCAACCCGCTTCAGCAGCTTTCGGTCCACGAGTGCTTGTGCGACCTGTCGAGCCTTTGACCCCTCCGGCGCAAGGCACAACTTTCGCATTGTCTTCGAGTCGTCCCAAGAGAGGTACTCGGTAACGAATGCAGCATTGAGGTGGTCAACGTCGGGAGCGAACACAGTTCGCGGCAAGAGGCTCTCATCCACCCCGAAGAGCATTGCGCGGACGAGCATCTTGTCGGTCGCGAGGCGCGTCTTGTGGCCATAGACCTGGCGATGCATGTGATGACGGGCCAGTAGCATGCCTTCGATCGCAAACACTCCGTCGCGGTGATAAGCCAGATACGCCCCATCTGTCCGCTCAATCCTTCTGGCGGACTCGATGACCTTGTCCACGTCGTACCGCCCATACTCGACCCCGCAGTAATGTGAGTCTCGGAGGAGGTAGTCCAGCTTGTCGATATCGGCCGGCCCAGCGATGATGTCACGCTCCAGTCCGCGCTTCTTCGCGTGCCCTCGGCCGGTCAGGAGTTCGGCAATCCACTCGCGGTCCTTCTTGGCGAGGGCTTTCCCGATGCCGGGATCGTGTTCAATGATGGCTGCCGAGATGCGCTCGTGCATGTGGTCCGCACCAGAAAGCGCTTCGAAGACGAACTCGCTCACGTGAGAGAACGGACCATGGCCGATGTCGTGACATAGGGCGGCTAGCCGAACCCTCCTCTTGACGTCGTCTTCCAGCTTCAGCTCGGTCGCGAGGCGGCCCGCTAGGTGGCATGCGCCGACACAATGCTCGAAACGACTGTGTCTCGCTCCCGGGTAGACCAGATGGGTGAACGCGAGCTGTTGAACCCCGCGAAGTCTTTGGAAGGCCTGAGTGTCGACAATCTTCCACTCCTCGGGCTCCAGCCTGATGAGGCCATGGACGGCATCGCGCACCTCACTGCTGCTCATGCACAGCCTCCGGTTAGAACGTCTGGAATCGTGTCCCGTCAGTGCGCATCCTTGCATCCTGGCAGGGGAATCCATGACGAACCCACCGGGAGCTAGCGATCGCGAGATGAGGGTGGAGCGGTGACTCCAAGACAGTTGATCGAACATGTGTTCGAGTCTATCGTGGACCGCCGACATCGCGCCGCAGGCGTGCAGCCGGATGCCCGCTAGGCGCTGGCTCAAGTCTCGGCGAACGTCCCGTTTCAGGTACCGTCACCCGTTCCCACACTCCCGCCGGTGATAACGTGGAGTTGTTCGACGGGACGTGGCAGAAGCCACCTGGCCCGTGCGACAGAGGGGAATGGAACGGCCCTCGGCGTGACCTCGATTCCGGTGCGATACATCACCCAACCGAAATGAGCCCGAGGAGTACGACCATGAGCACCACTATCAGAGACAGCCGTCAGGACGACGCCGACCGGCAGTACCGAGCGTGGTGCCAGCGAGGCGTTGACCCCAGCGCCGTGAAGGAACTTCTACCCGCGCTCGTCGGTCCACCGGCCGTTCAACAGAGGGCCCAGCAGTGGCTCAGCCGCAACGCGATCCTAGGCACGGACCTCAGCCCCGAGGGACGTGCCGAAGTCACACGGGTCGCGGCACAGGCGCAGGGAGCCATGAACCAGTTGGCGCAGTCCGACGAGTGGGCCGGGCACGACCAGCCGTTCAACACCGGCAACCGCTACGCCCCCGAGGGTGCGGAGCTGGCCGAGCGGCTGGATGCGACGATGCCGACGTACGGCGGCTACCCCGACGCCAACGAGAACGCCCGGCGCATCGCCGACAGCGACTTTGACCGTGACTTCGAGCGGGCGTTGGCGAGCGACGAAACCCTCGACAACTTCATCGCCACCAGCCTGAGCGGCTGGGACACCCCCGGCTGAGACCCGAATCAGGAGAACCGAACCAGAGCCCAACGGCTCGGTGACCCTCTCGCCGCCCCCGCCCTCGATCGTGGGGATCGAGCTCGGGGAAGGATTCGTGCTGCACACCTACGACGACGGCTCCGTCTGGCGCGTGACGTTCGAGCGCGACCGGAGGACCGAGCGGTTAGAGCCCGTTCGGGTGCGCGTCCGCTGACCCTCTACAGACTCCCCGGCCCGCCGTTGATTCGTACTCCCCGGCGGGCCGGGGCTCACCCACTGCCCTCGGCCTTCGCCTCGCCCGGCGGGCCGGGGTTCTTATTCGTCTTCGTCCGGCGTGACCCGCCACGCCTCGGCCTCATCACGTGGCCGCTGGACCTCGCTGGCAAGAATGAGCACCTGCCCGCCCTTCCCCGGTGAAGACTTTGCCCCGGCTAAACCCGCCCGGACCGTCCGTTCTTCCTCGACAACTGACATCGTCCGATACGTCGGCTGTCCGACGCCGCTCCGCCGAGAGACAAGTGCCGCAGGGAACGACGCAAGCGGAGGCGGGCGCGGTGAGGCAAACTGCGGGCTGTGACGGCGACGATCTATGAAGTGCTCGGTGACCTTCGAGCAAACGCGCTGGACGAGAGGGACAAGGGCGACAAGTTCGAGCGACTCATCAAGACCTACCTGCTCAACGACCCTGAGTGGAGCGCGCGATTCTCCAACGTCTGGATGTGGTCGGAGTGGCCGGGCCGTGAGGGACGCCCGGACACGGGGATCGACCTTGTAGCCGCCCTCCGCGACGAGGACTCCTACGCCGCGATCCAGTGCAAGTTCTACGTGCCGGGTGCGACAGTCTCCAAGGGGGACATCGACTCGTTCCTGTCCGCCTCCGGCGGCAGGGAGTTCAGCCGCCGCTACATCTTTGACACGGCGAAGTCATGGTCGCAGAACGCGACAGACACCCTCATGCATCAGGCGGTGCCGGTGCAACGTGTCGACATCGCTTGGCTGGACGAGTCCGCCTTCGACTGGACGCAGTATTCGTGGGCCACGCCGGAGGTGCTCGTCTCGACGGGTAAGAAGACCCTGCGCCCGCATCAGGAGGCCGCGCTTCTGGACGTGTTCGACGGGTTCAGGTCGCACGATCGCGGCAAACTCATCATGGCGTGCGGAACCGGCAAGACCTTCACCTCCCTCAAGATCGCCGAGGAGCTTGTCGGGGCGGGCGGGTCAGTGCTGTTTCTCGTCCCGTCCATCCAGTTGATGTCACAAAGTTTGCGTGAGTGGATGGCGAACACCGAGGTCGACATCCGCCCATTCGCGGTCTGCTCCGACGTGCGGGTCGGCCGCAAGGTCATCAGTGACGAGGCAGACATGCCCACGATCGACCTCACCGAGCCCGCGACGACCGACGCGGCGACGTTGGTCGCGCGGATGAGTGTCGGGAGGCACTCCAAGGACCGAATGACGGTCGTGTTCTCGACGTACCAGTCCATAGACGTCATCCATCAGGCTCAGGGACTCGGCCTCGACGGGTTCGACCTCGTGATCTGCGACGAGGCCCACCGTACGACCGGCGTCACTCTCGCTGGCGCAGAAGAGTCGTCATTCGTCCGGGTCCATGACAGCGACTACCTGCGCTCACACAGGCGGCTCTACATGACCGCCACCCCGCGCGTGTTCAGCGACGACGTGAAACGCAGGGCTGCGGACGCAGAGGCGAAGCCGGTGTCGATGGACAACGAGGACTGGTACGGCCAAGAGTTCCACCGGCTTGGGTTCGGGGATGCGGTCGAGGCTGACCTGCTCACCGACTACAAGGTGCTCGTGCTCGCAGTCGACGAGGAGTATGTGGCCGCAAACTTCCAGAGCGCAATGGCGACTGGCGGGGAGATTGCGCTGGGCGACGCGGCTAAGTTGATCGGCTGCTGGAACGGGCTCGCCAAGCACTATGGCTCGGCCGAACAGGAGGCAGAGAGCGGCAACCTCAAGCCGATGAAGACTGCTGTTGCGTTCGCCAAGGACATCAAGGCGTCCAAAACCGCCGCTGCATCCTTCCCGGTGCTCGTGGACCGGGCCATGCAGGACGAAGCCGAAGACACGCCTCGCCACCTGCTCCGTGTCGAGGCCGCACACGTGGACGGCACGATGGGGATTCACGAGCGCAACACGCACCTCGCGTGGCTCAAGGAGTCCACGCCGGAAGACGTGTGTCGCATTCTCAGCAACGCCCGTTGCCTTTCCGAAGGCGTGGACGTGCCTGCGCTCGACGCAGTGATGTTCCTGACCCCGCGCGGCTCGCAGGTGGATGTGGTGCAGTCGGTTGGCCGGGTGATGCGTAGGGCACCGGGCAAGGAACTCGGCTACATCATCCTGCCGATCGTCATTCCGACCGGGATCGCGCCCGAAGAGGCACTCAAGGACAACGACCGCTACCGCGTGGTCTGGCAGGTGTTGCAAGCACTCCGGTCCCACGACGACCGCTTCCACGCGATGGTCAATCAGATCGAACTCAACAAGCGCAAGACCGACCGCTTGGTGATCGACAATGTGACCCCGCGCCCCGAGGTTGTCTCACCCGAGGAGGAGAGCCCCTCCGACGACACGGCCCAGCGTGCAGAGACCGAGCAACTCGCTCTCAGCTACGGCTTCGACGGCTTCCGCGATGCCATGTACGCCCGCATCGTCCAGAAGGTCGGCGAGCGCCGCTACTGGGAGACGTGGGCAAAGGACGTATCTGACATCGCCCGAGCGCACATCATCCGCATCAACGGACTACTAGCCGATGAGGACTCGAATCCTGCCAAGGAGTTCGAGGTGTTCCTCGACGGCCTGCGGGGCAATCTCAACGACAACATCACCCCCGATGAGGCGATCGAGATGCTCGCCCAGCACCTCGTCACTCGTCCGATCTTCGAGGCACTCTTCGAGGGCCGCAACTTCGGTGCCAACAACCCCGTCGCACAGACGATGGAACTCATGCTGGCCTCTCTGGACGAGCACAATCTCGCCTCCGAGAACGCCACGCTGGAAGACTTCTACGCCTCAGTCCGGCGGCGGGTGGAAGGGGTCAACAACGCCGTTGGCAAGCAGCGCATCCTCATCGAGTTGTACGACAAGTTCTTTGTCAGCGCCTTCAAGAAGACCGTCGACAAACTGGGCATCGTCTACACGCCGGTCGAGATTGTCGACTTCATCCTGAAGTCAGCCGACGACGTTCTCCGCACCGAGTTCGGCCAAGGGCTCACCGACGAGGGAGTCCACATCCTCGACGGCTTCACCGGCACCGGCACGTTCATGGTGCGCCTGCTGCAGTCGGGCCTCATCGAGCCCCACGACCTCGCCCGCAAGTACGCCCACGAGTTGCACGCCAACGAGATTCTGCTGCTCGCGTACTACATTGCGGCCGTCAACATCGAGACGACCTACGCCGATCTGACCGGCAAGTCCGAGGCGTTCCCCGGCCTGATCCTCACCGACACGTTCCAGTCGTGGGAACCCGATGACCGCCCGGATCTAGAGGTGTTCCCCGAGAACAACGCGCGCCTCGTAGCCCTCAAGAAGTTGCCCATCACGGTGATCGTTGGCAACCCGCCTTGGTCCGTTGGTCAGGAGTCGGCGCGCGATGACAACCAGAACGAGTCGTACCCCGGCTTGGATTCTGAGATCCGCGCCTCCTACGCGGCGAGATCCAACGCAGCTCTGGTTAGGAACCTCTATGACTCCTACATTCGTGCGATCAAGTGGGCTTCGCTCCGGATCGAGGACCGGGGAATCGTCGGGTACGTGACAAACGGCGGATTCCTCGACTCAAACAGTGCCGACGGGATGCGCAAGACACTCGCCGACGAGTTCTCCGCCATCTACGTGTATAACTTGCGCGGCAACCAGCGGACAGCCGGGGAGCAGTCCCGTAGGGAGGGCGGCAAGGTCTTCGGTGGCGGAAGTCGCGCGACGGTCGCAATCACCCTGCTGGTGAAGAACCCGGCGAAAGGGGGACCCGCGACTATCCACCACACCGACGTTGGTGACTACCTCAGCCGCGAGGAGAAACTCGCCCAAGTAGTCGCTGCCAAGAGCATGCTTGAACTTCCCTCACGCACAATCACGTCCAACGAGCACGGAGACTGGTTGAACCAGCGCCGAGAAGACTTCGGTGCATTCATCCCAGTGGTTGGGAAGCAGGGAGTGACTGAGCCCGGCATCTTCGGGCTGTCCTCCCTTGGCACGCTGACAGCGCGCGACGCGTGGCTCGTCAACTACGGCGCCGATGCGCTAAGGACCAACGTTCAGTTGCTGGTTGAGGAGGTGGATGCTCCGTCAGGCTTCGATGCAGACTTCCTCACCCAGATTCACTACCGACCCTTCCAACGTGCCCACATCTACTTCGACCGCCAGCTGATCGCACGCGTCTATCGACTTCCCCGCCTGTTTCCCACGGCCGAAACACGCAATCCATCGGTGCTGTGCGTCGGGCCGGGATCATCCGACGGACCATCAACGCTGATGGTGGACGTCCTTCCCAGCTACCACACACTCCACACATGTTCGGTGTTCTCCCGCTGGCGTTACGAGCCTGTCGATGCGGCTGAGACTCTCAATCTTGACCTCGGCGGTGAGGCGATCGACGGCTACCGCAAGATCGACAACATCACCGACGAGGGGCTCAAGTGGTTTCAGGCCGCATACCCCAGCGAGACGATCACCAAGGACGACATCTTCTTCTACGTCTACGGATTGCTTCACTCACCGACCTATCGCGAGACCTACGGCGCCGACCTCAAGAAGATGCTTCCGCGCATCCCGATGGTCCGCGACTACAGGGGGTTCGCCGAGGCGGGCCGGGCGCTCTCCGACCTGCACCTGAACTACGAGTCCGCGCCGCTCTATCCGCTCGACGGACTGGGCGTGGAGTCGCTGGGGGATCCGTACTCGTTCTTCGCTGTGGGCGACAGGAAGATGGCGTTCGGAAAGGCGTCTGCAGAACGGAAGGTCGAGGGCGAGCGGTACGACCGTTCGGTGATCCACTACAACGACCGGATCACGCTGGGCGGCATCCCTGAGGACGCCTACCGCTACATGCTCGGCTCGCGGTCAGCAATCGAGTGGATCATCGACCGCTACTACGTGAAGACCGACAAGGCGTCCGGCATCGTCAACGACCCGAACGACTGGTCGCGCGAAGTCGGCGACCCGCGCTACATCCTTGACCTACTCGCCCGGATCGTGACCGTCTCGGTCGAGACGAACAGGGTCGTCGACAGCCTGCCACCCCTCGACATCATCGATGGTGCGTAGCGGGTTCGTTGGCCGCAGGTCTCGCGCATGACCCGTCCTGGCCTCGACACCGCCGTCGAACGTGAACTCAAAGCATGCAACACCCGCTGACTCAGCCCAGTCGATGGCTTGTCGGGTGTAGCCAGCAAGCGAAAAGAAGACAGGTCTCTTGTCCTCCAACGAGGCGACGCCGTAGAGGGCTTGAACCATGTGGCGAGTCGTCTTGACGCCTTCCATCTTCACCTGTGCGACGACCCCAGAGCCGAGTCGGCGCTCGGGTTCCTCATGAGCGTCCCGCTCTGCCGCATCATCCTCGGCACGCTCGTTCTCTCGAACAAGCGCGTCCGTCTCGTCGCGAAGTTGCTGCCACTCAGCCATGCGCTGCTCTTGGGCAGCGTCGTGCGCCTCGCTCAGGTCGCCCAACCGCGACCTGAGTCGTTCGTGTTCGGCCTCGCCCTTGGCGTGCAAGTCTGCCCACTGCTTGGCAAACTCCTCGCGCATGCGCCGAGACTACGCCGCATCTCCGACAGTGCGGGGCCTCTGTCGGCGACCCGCCCTAGCGTCGCCGGGCATGGGGAGACTTCGGCCAGTTCTGGCGCTCGAACGGTCTCGCGCGGCTAGAGTCTGGGGCTTGTGGGGGGCACTCGGGAACAGCAGATGGAGCGGTACAGCCGTGCGTGGGTTGTGGCTGCTGCTGCCGCCGCCGACTTCACCTACACAATCCTCTCCGACGACGTGCACGGCGTGGACATGACTGTGCGCGGGGACCACCACTCGATCGACTTCCAGTTGAAGTCGACGGCCAAGCCTGACGACAAGGGCGACCACTTGGTCTTTGACCTCGACGTGCGGACCTACGACTTACTCAGGCAGAGCCAAAGGACCGGTCTCGGCGTGCTCGCGCTCATCGTTGTGGATGGCGACTGTGATGAGTGGCTCGCGTTCGACGAGGGCGGGACGCGCCTCAAGTGGACGGCGTACTACTTGAGTCTCCACGGCCAGCCGCCTGTCCCAAACACCGCGACGGTGCGGCTCGCGGTTCCGAAGGCGAACCTGCTCACGATGAGCGGTATGAAAGCTCTCATGGCGGAGTCCGCGGCCAGGTGGGCGTCGTGACGCAGGAGCAGGTGTCAGTCTCGGTAGCTCCCTCCGACGTAGCCCAGTGGCTCGCCACACAGGGCTGGTCTCAGATCGGACGCCTCGGCGACGTCGCGTCACGATGGGGGAACGACCGCTACGCCGTGGTTGTCCCTCTGCTTCGTGCGTCGGCCGACTTCGACCTGCGGTGGGTTGAGATGCTCGACGGACTCTCCGAGGCTCTGGACACGGACCCCGAGGGCATCGTGCTGGCGGTCACGAAGGCTGGCTCCGACATCGCGGAGTTCCGCGCTGCCGGAGACGGGAGCATTGACGACTCAATCCCGCTCGGTGACGCGGCGGTCTTCATCGAGTCCGTCCGTCGCTTGCTGCAAGCGTCGGCCAACTCGACTCTGCAGCCGCGCAGTTACTACGGCCACAGCCTGCCCGAGGCGGCTCGGGACCACGCACGAAACGTGCGGATGGGCCAAACCCGGCGCGGCAGTTACATCGTGCCGGTCATCAGCCGGGTGCCGATCCTTGAGCCTGACGACGAGGAGGACGCAATCCTCTTCGAGGATGTGGCCTATCAGCCGTTCGCCCGTTCGGCGATGCTCCGGCTGCGCCAAGGGCTCACGGCTCTCCGCGACCTCACGAGTCCGACCTCCAAGATGTCCGGGAGTCAGATCACCGAGAGCGTCGGCTTGGGCGTCTCGTCAGAACTCTGTGATGCGGTCGCTAGCACACTTGAGACCGACAGCGTCGCCAGACTCGATGTCTCGTTCTCGTGGGCGGAGCGGCTGCCGGTGTCTCGTGCTAGGGAAGCCGATCACGTCGAGTTGGACAGCGCAGTCGCCGCGCGTGTGCGTCGAGTGGCAGACATCCTCAAGGGCGAAACGGTGATCGGAAGGCAGACACTCGTCGGCTACGTGAAGCGAGTCGAGAGAGGCGAGACCGACGAGGTCGGCCGTGTCACGCTGCGGGTGCTTGACAACGACAAAGCCCGCAATGTGTGGCTCGACCTCAACGACGCCGAATATCACGCCGCCGGGGAGGCGAACATCGACAGACGCACGGTCTCCGTGAGCGGGACGCTGCTTCGCGACCCCGGTCGGGCTCTGCGGTTCACCGAGGTGGACGACTTCCACATCATCGAGGGTTTTGACGACACCCCAAGTGGACTCGCCTAGCGTGGCCCCTCCATTGGCTCAATTCGTTCAGCCCGCCACGGCGCGTGAGGGTCGCCGAGCGTTTCGAGCATCAACTGGAAGGCGCGTTCGGGCTGCGTTTCGGTGAACTGCATTGCCCCCAAGAAGTTTCGGATGCGCGAAGCGCAGCTCGAACACCTCCTCCGCGCTGATCACCCGGTCGCCGCCCGGGATCGCGGCAGCCAGGCAGTTGAGCAGGGTGGTCTTGCCCGCCTGGGTCGCGCCGGCCACCAGGATGTTGAGGCCGGCCCGGACCGATGCCTCGAGGAAGGCGGCCGCCGCCGGCGTCAACGTCCGCAGCTCGACCAGGTCGTGCAGACGGGCCGCGGTGAGCACGAACTTGCGGATGTTGACCGCGGACCAGCCACGGCTGATGCCCTCGAGGACGACGTGGAGGCGGTGGCCCTCGGGGAGCATGGCATCGACGAACGTAGATGTTTCAGAAGAAACACGACACAGAGGGCACTGATCGCGCAGCAGTCAGCGTTGTTCTCCCCAGCCAAAGCTGCTCTGCGATACAAAATCCTGCAGGTCCGACCTTAGCCGCGCGCTAAGACGCGCTTCGGTCTCTTCAATGTCGGCTTGCGGGTCTATGACGAAGAATTCGAATAGATCAGGCCCACACGTAAGTCGTAGCGTGAGCCCGCGTCTATTGCCGCTTGCGAGTGGGAGGATGGCGAATTCCAGACGATCCCACTCACCGTCACTAATGAGCGATGAGATGATCGGAACCGCGATCTTCTCAATAGCGGTCAGTGGGCTAATCACGCCAGGAGCCCTTACGTGCCAGAGTTCTTGAAAGCCAAATGTCCATTGTTAAAGATGGTGACCGTTCCGCCCCCATCCAGGTTATGTTCGAAAGTGATCGTATCCCAGTAGTCGACGTTGTCGCCAGCGCCCACAGGGGTAAGAGACCCGTGGATAATGTATCCACAGCCAACGGTGTGCGCCGCATTGCGCGGCATAACGAAACCGTTCAGATGCCAGGTCATGCCAACTTCATACATTGGGTTCACGCAAATCGCGTCAAGTGCGGGGGCGACATTAAAGCCCCAGGGGGCGGTCAGGACCCCGCACTCTCGCTGCCAACTCATCGTGCCATCGCCGTTCTCAGCTGGAAACTTATACGACCTGTTGCAATAAATCGGGTAGTAGTTGGTTGAGTCTGCGGCCGCTGCCCCCGCGCCCGTGCCCGAGACGGCCCGGGATAACGGGCGGACCGTACTTCCGAACATAACCGACAAATGGCCGTGCTTAAGGTGGAATCTTGGCTGCCCGAGCCCCTTTAGTGCCTGGTCGCCGATCCCGTCGCCAATCGCTCGCGTGGCTTTGGCGCTCGACACGGGTTGGTCGAAGGTAATGGTCACAGAGCTGTCGAATGCATCTGCGTCGGGGGCATCGTCAGCCGGCGGGGAGACAGAGGCAGTGGCCGAGAGGGAGGGGTGACCCGAGGCGCCTTCGGCGTGGGCCGGGAACACCAGCAGTACCGCAGACCCCAAGCATACTGCCGCGAGGCGAACCTTCACGATGTTCCTTTCCAACGCAGTTTCTCCGAAACTAGCACTAACGCGTCGACCTTGTCAGCGGATCGTTGGCAAGTCCCCATTCAGTCCGAAATTCACCAGCGACACGGGCAATGAGATGGAGGCGTCGAGCAGCGGTTCGGTCGCTCCGTGGTTCTCAGGACCCGTCTAGGAGCTACTTTTTCTCGGGTCGCTTGATCTTTTTCTCCGCGTCCTTGAACTCGCCCGAGATGATCCGGTCCGCCATCTTGCGGCCATCCGCCTCGTTCTCATAGCCCTGGCCGCCGTCGGTCGCGACGATCCGGCCGTTCACCTTCGACAGCTCGGGCACTGCGGGTGCGGCTTTGCCCTCGTGGTAGCCCCGGGTGTGCGCGGCCCGTAGCTGCCCGAGCCGGCGCTTTGGGGGAGTAGGGCCGGACGACGGGTGTCTCGCCTCGAGCCGCGCGGATCTCCTTCTCGTTCATCGCGGCCAGGATCACCGGGACGCCCGGTTCGAGCGGGTACCCCGAGAGCGCGTACGCCCGGCAGGCGGCGAGGCACGGACAGAGAGTGCACCTGCCCTTCGCCCAGGCACGTCGGCGCTTGTTGCGGCTGTGCCAGTTCGATTGGTCCTGGGCGGGTTGAGCGCAGATCGCGGCGGTCAGGTCGGGAGGCAGCATGTGGCCGATTGGATCGGGACGAGCCCGAGAAGCACAGGGGTCAGTGACGGCGACTTGAGCAGTTCTCAGGCGGCGAGCGGCCGTTGACCTTTCGAGATCGGTATAGGGTTTCAACCAAGTCGGATGACCCCGGCGAAACGACGCAAGACGACCGATCCGTTTCGCTGTGAGAGGTACCCGATGAACAACACCCTGGAGGACACCGTCCTCACCCCGGACGAGGTCGCCGAGATCCTGAAGGTCTCCGGCAGCACCGTCAAGCGCATGATGGCTGACGGCCAACTGCCCTTCGTCCAGATCCGACGCAGCCGGCGCATCCTGCTGTCCGAGGTCCAGCACCTGTTGGGTGACGCACGATGACCACGTCGTATGTCGTCGTCCGCTGGATGATGACCCCATGATCGAGCGCGCGAGGATCTGGCGTCCCCTGAAGGGGCGGCTGGAGCTCTGGACGCCGTACCGCCCTGCGAACCGGCAGTGGCTCAAGGACACGCTCGGGGCGCGACCGACCTGGTCTGGTGGCAGGTGGCTCGTTGCCCGCCGGCACCTGCACCTGCTCGCTCAAGCGGCAGCCGACCGGTTCGGCGAATGCGAGGTCTGGACCGACCACCTCACGACCGAGCGCTGCCACGTCAAATGCCAGCAGGCGAAGGGCGCGGAGTGCGTGTGTTCGTGCCTCGGCAGATACCACGGCGGCGGCACGATGCTGGCGGGGTGGGTCGAGTTCGGCGACAGCGGCGCGATTGTCGCATCGGAGATCGCCCGGGCTCACTGGCTCGTGACCCGATGACGACCGAGACCACCACGCCGTTCGGCACGGCGGCCAAGGAGTACTACGCCAAGGGCTGGCAACCGCTGCCGATCACCAGACCGGGCATGAAGGATCCGGTCCCTGCGGGCTACACCGGGCACCGCGGCCAGAACGTGAACGAACGCGACATCAGCAACTGGACACTGATCTTCGGGCAGGGTCCGTACAACATCGCGGTCCGCGTCAACGAGAACGCCCTGGGTATCGACGTCGACGCGTACCCGGGCAAGCCAGGTGCCGAGACGCTGGCCGACTGGGAGGCAGCGGTCGGATCACCGCTACCACCGACGTGGCGCAGCAGCGCACGACTCACTGGCGACTCGGTGTCGGGGATCAGGCACTACCAGCTGCCGGAAGGCGTGGACACGTCGGAGTGGATTGGCGGTGCACCCGGGATCGAGCTGATCCGGCACTGCCACAGATACGCCCTCGTGTCACCGAGCCGCAACCCCGACGCCGGCGGGGCGCCGTACCAGTGGCTCGATGAGTCGACCGGGGAGATCACCGACATCCCGCCGATGTTCGACTCGCTCCCGAGCTTGCCGCGGCCGTGGGTCGACTTCCTGGCCGGGCTGCGGCCAGACAAGGTCGAGATGGGTCCACTTCCTCCCTCCACAGACGCGGTGTGTGGCGTCGTCCAGCAGGCCGTGACGTCGGCCATCGAGGCGATGAACAGGGGCACGAGCCGCCATGACACGATCCGCGACGCGGTGGCTCAGGTCTACCGAGCAGCTCGTAACGGGCACAGCGGGCACGGTGACGCGCTTCGGATCCTGCGGCACCAGTTGTTCAGCAGGCGAGGGGCAGACGACACCGATGAACGGTCGGTCGACGGCGAGTGGCAGCGCATCGTCGAGGGTGCTCAGGCCCTAGTCGGTCGCGACGACCAGCAGCCGCCGTGCATCTGTCACAACGAGCAGTTGAACGAGTGGGCCAGGGAGCACGCTGTGACCGACGAGCCACCGCAGCCTGAGCCCGTGGAGACCCCGCATACGTCGCGGCTCCGCAAGGGCGACGGTCTGGTCCGCAACACGACGATCCCGTGGCTGGTCGAGGGCGTCCTCCACGAGAAGGGGCTCGGACAGCTCGCGGCCCCGGAGGACACCGGCAAGTCGATCATCAGCATCGACCTGGCTCTGTCCATCGCGAACGGGCTCCCGGAGTGGGCGGGCTACAGGATCCGCCGGCCCGGCCCGGTCGTGTACGTCGCGATGGAGGGCGGCCCGGTCATCGAGTCCTATATCAACTCGTGGCTGGGTGCGCATGCAGGCTGCAACGGCGACAACCTCTACCTGTTGGACGAGGAGGAGCTGAACTTCACCGACGACAAGACGGTCGCCTGGCTGGAGCGGGACATCGACATCGAGGGCATCGAGCCGGTGCTGGTCGTGTTCGACACGCAGATCGACGTGACCGGCGCGACGGACGAGATGAAGCCGGAGATGGGCCAGATGCTTGCGAAGGTGCGCAGGTGGCTCGTGGCGCGCGGCGCGTTCGGCCTGCTCCTCCACCACCCGCCGTACGGCGAGAAGCGGGGTCGCGGGTCGACGTCGGTCCGTGGCAAGGCGGACGTGCTCGTGTATGCCGACAAGGACACGTCGATGGTGTCGTGGCAGAAGGTGAAGGGTGCCGTGAAGCCTGCGCCGTTCCGGTTCCAGATCGACCGGGGCCCTGTCGTTTGGTACCCCGGCGCGCCGGGCCTGTCCGAGTTGGCGGCCACCGAGGCAGCACAGGAGGCCGACGAGTCGATCGCCAAGGAGCGTCGTACCAGGGCTGCGATCCTGGAAATCCTGACCGGTGAGTCACCCAAGATGCTCCGGGAGAAGAACCCCACGAGCGGGTGGTCGGACGCCGAGCTGCGCACGGCCCTGGAGGCTCGGTCCACGAGGTCTGCCGACGAGGGCGGGCAGTCCGACGTGCACACCCACAAGAAGTACGTCACGCCGATCATGAAGGCGCTCACGGACGGTGAGACACCGTCCGTGGTCGACAACGCGGTCTCGTGGACGTCCGGCCAGCAGAGGGAGTGGGCACTGAATCCAAAGCGGGCACCTAAAGCGGGCACCGGGGCAATGGCCCGCTTTGGAAGAAAAGCGGGCACCGGTTTTCTTCCTTAATGGCTCGGTGCCCGGTGCCCGCTTTTGAAGGACCAAACGACGCAACGACACCGATTCCTACAAACGGAGGGTTTGCGTTGATGAAGTCGTTGGTGAAGACAGAGAACGTATGTGCCTGCTCGCGCAGGATCCCCGACGAGGGGACGCTGTGCTGGACCTGCACCGAAACGGTGGAAGTCCATCTTGGTCAGCTTGTAGCCCTCGTGGGTGACCTTGAGGTTACGAGGACCCGGCAGGCAAGGTTGGGGCTGGGCGGACCTCGGGGCAAAGGCTCGGAGCTGCCGCTGATGTGGCATGAAGGTGCGTCGAGGGCGATTGATCTCCTGGCGCAGGATGTTGCGGGTTGGGTGGATCGGCTCGCGCAGGTTGAGGGTGAAGGACTCGTGCGCGACTTGAAGTTGTTGTGTGCGTCGATGGCGAAGATCAGGTTGGCGAACTGGGCACCTGAGATGGCCCGAGGGGTTGAAACCCACACGGCCAGGGCGATGCGTGTCTTGGACCGGCCCGAGGAGGTCAGATACCTGGGTCCCTGTCCTGGCGCTGGGTGTGGGGAAGACCTCTACGTCCTAGAACACGACGAATGGGTGCGTTGTGGAGCCTGCTCGGAGATGTGGAACGTGGAGGAACGTCGCGCCGATGTCCTTGGACAACTTGGAGACGTACTTGTAGGCGCGAAGGCGCTTGCGGAGGTCCTGACAGGGATGACCGGCGAGAAGGTGTCGCACGACCGGGTCAGGGTGTGGGCGTCACGCGGCAGGATCCTGGCGCACGGGCACGACCGGAAGGGCCGGCCTGTCTACAGGGTCGGTGACGGTGTCGCCCTGCTTGCCGCTCGGCGTAGGACGGCGGCGTAGGCGGTCATGCCACAGCCGCCCTTCCCGGGAAACAGTTCCCAGGAAGAGAGCTGCTCCTGCCCACGGTCCGATGTCCATGTCTTGATGATCCGCCTACGCACAGACAAACCGGCGCTGTTGGGTCCTCATGCCATCTAAGTATGCATAGAACCAACCGAAAGTCAGGTCTATACATTTCGACCGCTCATCCCGCATCCTCTCCCAAGAGCGTAAGACCCATACGCCTCTCAGCCCGTTACAGTATGGACTGTTGAATGGCTGCGAAGTCATCCGACTACCTCATCGGGTACTAAGCCCCGGTCCGCGTTACGGCCACACCGTTGCTCCGGCCGGGGCTTTCCCATGCCCGCACCACACCCAAGGCGAACAACATGACCAATGAGTCCTCACTGCGTGAGGCAAGCCGCCACCTATGGAGCCTGACCATGGTCTGTATGGGTGACTCGCTGAACTGGAACCGACCCATGACATCAGCCGAGTGGATCGTGTACGACCGACTCACTGAGGCCAGGTACGCCACCAACGAGCTGATTAAGGATGCCCGGTAAGGCGTACCAGCGTGGGTGGCATGTGCTGTGTGCACGGGCACGGCAGGTGTACGGCCCGCCGTACGTGTGCCACCTGTGCAGCACGGTGATCGACCACACCCTCAGCGGCAGGCACCCGATGGGTCTGACGTGGGACCACCTCGACCCCGTAGCGGCATGGGGTGCAGGCGTGCCACCACTGGAGCGGGTGCGACCAGCCCATAACCGATGCAACGCCCGCCGAGGTAAGCGAGACATAGGCGTGGCACGAAGGAGCAGGGCGTGGTGAAGGAGTGGCTGGCCAGCTATTGGCAGTACGCCGTGCTGCTCTACGTGGTGACACCCCTCATCGGGATCACCTTCAGTCTCATCACCGGCTTCTACCCGACGTTCGTGCAGGCACTGCTTGTGCAGGGCGTAGCGCTCTGTGTGTGGGCACTGTGCACACGACTTAACGCTCACGCCGAGTCACAGCGCAGTTCTTGAGCAGTTCGAGTTTTTTCTCACGCAACTTGAGACCCCCCTTTCCATCAAAACTTCTATATACGCCCAGATTCTCGGGGAGGTTGCGGTGGACCTCGACCAACCCCAGCCAGTCCTCGCGAAGGTTCGCGAAAGCCTCCGGAAACTGACACCCGCTCAGCGGGGGTCAGCCGATGCGTTGCTCGTTGAGCACCTCGCATGGCTCGTGGACACCGATCCCTCGGTCGCCGCGATCAAGGAGCTGCGTTCAGCCCTTGCCGTGATGGTTGGCGAGGACACCGGTGTCCCGTCCGACCCGGTAGACGAGGTCACGCGCCAGCGCGAGTCCCGGAAGGCCCGCGCGTCGGGTGCTTGAGCCGCGCATCGCGCGCGTGCCGTCGTACGTGACGTCGGCTGGTGACGAAGCGATCGCGCTCGCTGCGGCGAGCGGCCTGCACATGGATGACTGGCAGGCGTACCTGCTCCGCGAGGCGCTGGGCGAACGTGCGGACGGACGCTGGGCTTCGCCCGAGGTCGGGATCCTGGTCGCTCGTCAGAACGGCAAGGGTGCGTGGTTTGAGGCACGAGCTCTGGCCGGACTCTTCCTGTTCAACGAGCCGCTGATCGTCTACTCAGCCCACCAGTTCAAAACCGCGCAGGAGACGTTCCGGCGCATCAAGGGCATGGTCGAGGGCACACCCCACCTGTCCCGGCGCGTCAAGCACGTCCGCACCGGCTCCGATGGCGAGTTGATTGAACTCAAGAACGGCTGCCGCCTCCGGTTCATCGCACGTAGCAAGAACTCCGGTCGAGGCTTCTCCGCCGACACGATGCTGATCGACGAGGCGCAGGAACTCAGCGACCTTGAGATGTCTGCCCTCGTGCCGACGATGTCCGCCAGCCCCAACGCGCAGATCGTCTACGCGGGCACCGTGCCCGGCCCCTTGAACAACGCCGAGGTGTTCACCCAGGTCCGCGACCGTGGGCGGGCAGGCGAGGACCCCCGGCTCGCATGGTTCGAGTGGAACGTCGGCGAGTTCGTCCCGGACCTCGACGACCGTGATGCGTGGCGCGCCGCCAACCCGGCGTACGACACCCGGATCAACGACGAGTTCGTTCAACTTGAACGCGGCGCGATGAGCGACGAGGCGTTCGCACGTGAGCGCCTGTCGATCTGGCCGTCCGGCGTCAACGCGGGGCTGTACGGACCGGCCTGGAACGAGTGCCTGTCCGCGACGAGCCAGATCGCGACCCACCTGACCCTCGGCATCGCCGTGTCCATCGACCAGACCCACGCGTGCATCGGCGTGGCCGGCCACACGGCTGACGGGCTGCTCCACCTCGAGGTCATCGACTACCGGCGCGGTCTCGACTGGGTCGCGCCGCGCGTCAAGGAACTGCGCGACAAGCACGGCGCGGTCGGCGTGGTCATGGACTCGGTCGGCCCCGCCAACAAGCCCGCCCTGATCAACGCGCTCGACGCGCAGGGCGTCCGGTTGACGATGCCGAACACCAAGGAGATGGCCGGTGCCTGCGCCGACGTGTACGACGCGGTGCTCGCAGGCAAGGTGCGGCACCTCGGTCAAACCGACCTGGACGCCGCCGTCCTCGGTGCAACCCGCCGCGACATGGGCGACCGCTGGTTGTACAAGCGCCGGTACGCGCTGTTCGACGTCTCGCCGCTTGAGGCCGTGACCCTCGCCGCCTGGGGCGTCGACACGACCGCCGACTACGACCTGCTCGCATCCGTCTGGTGAAGGGAGCCACCGTGCGCGACCGCTTCTCCACCGGCTGCGAGGTCGTCGGCCTCGCCTGTGTCACCGCCGGCGCGGCGCTGACCTGGCCCCCGCTCGGATTCATCGTCGGTGGGGCCGCCCTCGTTCTCGTTGGTTGGTTGCTGGGAGGCCGTAGGTGAGCCTGTTCAAGCGCCCCGTCGAGATGCGCACCATCACGTCCGTCCCGGTCGCTCCGTTCAACGTCGGCAGCGCGTGGAACCCGCGCACCATCGGCGTCACAAACGCCATGAGCGTGCCGAGCGTCGCGGCGGCGATCTCGTTGCTGACGAGCAACATCTCCACGCTGCCGCTCGACGCCTACCGCGCGTCGTACTCCAGCGACGGCACACCCGAGCGGATCACGCCACCCGTCCTGCTGCGCGAGCCCAGCCCGACCCTGAACCTCCAGGAGTGGCTGTCCCAACTCGTCCGTTCGATCTGCACGCACGGCAACGCGTACGGGTACGTCACGGAGCGCGACGGCTTCGGCTACCCGTCCGCCATCGAGTGGCTCGACCCAGCCTCGGTCGTCGTGGACGAGCGCGCGGGCATCCGCGTGTACCTGGTCAACGGCACGAGGGTCAGCACCGAGGACATCGTCCACATCCGCTGGCAGCCCGTCCCCGGATCGGTCGTGTCGCCGAGCCCGCTGGACTCGCTGCGCCACTCCGTCGCCATCGCGCTCGGTGCGATGGACTACAAGAACGATTGGTTCTCCAATGGCGGCGTCCCGCCCGGTGTGTTCAAGAACATCGACAAGGTCGTGGACTCCACCGAGGCCGAGACGATCAAGGAGCGGCTCGTCGCCGCGATCCAGCGACACCAGCCCATCGTCCACGGCTCCGACTGGGACTACTCGACCGTGCAGATGCCCGCCACCAGCGCGGAGTACGAGCAGACGATGAAGTCCGTCGCCAACGCGGTGGCCTCGGTGTACGGAGTGCCGGCGTCTCGCATCGGCGGTGACCCCGGCGGGTCGATGACCTACTCGACCGTGGAGATGGAGTCCATCGACTTCGTGACCTACTGCCTGCGCCCCTGGCTTGAGCGGATCGAGCGCCATCTCAGCGCCCTCCTGCCCAGCAACGTCTACGTCTGCTTCGACACCGACGAGCTGCTGCGCACAGACACCGAGGCGCGCTGGCGGGTCAACCTCCTCAAGCGCCAGATCGGCGCGACCAGCGTCAACGAGATCAGGGCGAACGAGAACGAGCCACCGATCCCCGGTGGCGACGACTTCACACCGCTTGCGGCAGAGATCACCACCTACACCGCTGCCAAGCAGGCGGCTCAGGACGGCCCCGTCCCCAACTCAGGGAGTGCAGCATGACCCAGCCACTGGAGCGCCGGTACAACCCGGGTGTCGTGGAGGTCCGCGACAAGAAGCCGGGGGTGCGGACCATCGGTGGCTACGCCGCCGTGTTCAACAAGTACTCGTCCAACCTCGGTGGCTTCGTGGAGCAGGTCGCGCCCGGTGCGTTCAACCGCTCCAACGGTCGCGGGTTCCCGGGCGTCATCGCTCGGCACAATCACGACGACAACCGCCTGCTCGGCACCACCGCGGCCGAGACACTGCGCCTGTCCATTGACGAGAACGGGTTGACGTATGAGGTCGACCCGCCCATGTCGCGTGTGGACGTGGTTGAACTCGTGGAGCGCGGCGACGTACGCCAGTCCTCCTTCGCGTTCTCCAAGGTCGAGGACGAGTGGGGTGAGACCGACCAGGGTGTCCTGCTTCGCACCCTGCACGAGGTCCGGCTGATCGACGTGGCCCCGGTCAACTCGCCCGCCTACCCCGACGCGACCGTCGCACTCCGTTCCCTGGCCGACAAGTTCGACGCCGACCCCGAAGAGGTCCGCAACATGGCGCAGCACAACGAGTTGCGCCGCCTGTTCCGCAGGACCGACCCCCTGGACCCGAAGACCGAGGCATCCCTCGCTCTTCGTCGTCAGCGCCTGGATCTCCTCCAGCAGCGCTGACCGCACCACCCGACCAGCCCGTCCGCCACACGGCCCCGGGCTCGTCGGCCTGCAACAAGCCACCCCTTTGCGCCCGCCACACGGCCCCGCAGCCACCCATCACCAAGCCGAAAGGGAAGAGCAATGTCTCTCTCCACACAGCTGCGGGAGAAGCGGGCCAACACCTGGGAGCAGATGAAGTCGCTCCTGGACGCGGCAGACGCAGAGTCCCGCGGCCTCGATGCCGCCGAGAACACTCAGTTCGACCGCATGAACGTCGAACTCGAGAAGTACGACGAGCGCATCAAGAACATCGAGGACGCCGAGCGGCGTGCCTCGGAGATCAACGAGTCGGTCGAGAAGGTCGAGTCTCGTCCCCGCGAGGTGGCGCCGACATCGCCCGACAAGGCGGCCATGCAGGAGGTCCGTGACTGGATCCTCAACAAGAACCCCAACCACTTCCTTGAGGTCGACGGCTCGCAGCGCGGCCTCGCACAGGGCGTGGTCGAGGTCCGGACCCTGTCCAAGTTGTCCAACGGTGCCGGTGGTTACGCCGTCGCCTCGGGCTTCTACCCGCAGCTCGTTCAGAACCTCATCGTCAACTCCGCGATCCTGCGGGCTGGCGCACGGGTCCTGAACACCTCGGACGGCACCCCGCTGCCGATCGCCGTGACGACCACGCACGCAACGGGCGCGCTCGTCGCAGAGGCGGGGACCATCGCAACCTCGGAGCCGGTGTTCAGCCAGTACAGCCTCGGGGCCTACAAGTACGGCGCGCTGGGTCAGGCCTCGTACGAACTGGTCAACGACGCGGCGTTCGACATCGAGTCGTTCCTCGCCGAGGACATGGGACGCGGTGTGGGCAACGCCCTCGGCGCGGACCTGATCACCGGCAACGGCACGAACAAGCCGCGTGGTCTGCTCACCGACACCACCCTCGGTGTCACGGGCGGCGCAGGTGTCGTTGGTGTTCCCACCGCGGACAACCTGATCGACCTGTTCTTCTCGGTCACGGCTCCGTACCGCAACCAGCCCACCGCCGCGTGGCTCATGAATGACGCGACGGTTGCGACCGTCCGGAAGTTCAAGGACACGACCAACCAGTACATCTGGCAGCCCGGTCTCCAGGCCGGCGTTCCGGACACGCTGCTCGGCAAGGCCGTCTACACCGATCCGAACATGCCCACCACGGCGCTGTCTGCGAAGTCGGTCGCGTTCGGTGACCTGTCCAAGTACTGGGTCCGCATCGCGGGCGGCGTGCGCTTCGAGCGCTCGACCGAGTTCGCGTTCAACACCGACCTGATCACCTACCGCTCGCTCATCCGCGCGGACGGTGCCCTGGTCGACCGCACCGGCGCTGTCAAGCACTTCATCGGCAACGCCGCCTGACCCACCCCACCGACCCCTGCCGCCTGGTTCTCCGTCCCGGGCGGCAGGGGTCGTTCCACCCAGAAGGAGAGTCATGAAGGTCAAGATGCTGACTCAGATCAGCGGTGTCCGCGACGGCAAGCCCTGGCCTGCCGAGGGCGACACCATCGATGTCCCTGCCGACGAGGCGAAGTCGCTCTGCGAGTCGCTCGTCGCTGAGCCCGTCGACTCGCGCGGCAGCAAGACCGAGACCGCGAAGAAGGCTGACACCTCCGAGAAGCGGACCGGCACCAGCCACATGACGAAGGCCGCAAAGAAGGCCTGACGTGTCCGTCCTGACCCTCGCCGACGCCAAGACGTACCTGAACATCACCGACTCGGGCACCGATGCCGAGTTGCAGACGTTCATCAACTCCGCCGAGGCCGTGCTGGCCAAGCGGGTCGGTCCCTTGGCGTCGACCACGGTCACCACGGTCGTGATGGGCAACACCAACGGCAACCTCATCCTGCCGACGGTGCCGGTCGTCTCGATCACGAGCATCACGCCGAAGTACTCGGGCTCCACCGCGTTGGACCTCACCAACATCGTGGTCCTCCCGTCCGGCCTGGT